GAATAGTTCGTGCCACAGACAACAACGCACGAGAAATAGTTCAACTACAAAACAAACTTCAAAACCTAAACATAAGACTAGACAAACTGGAGAGACGATTTGAAACTCGCTAAGTGGCAAAGAGCAGTAGCAGAAGATGATTCACGCTTTAAGGTAGTAAGCGCAGGAAGACGTAGCGGCAAGACCACACTGAGCATAAGACAGATTTGCTATTATGCTAGACAGCCCAACAAAGAAATATTCTACATAACCTCAAGTTATAGAGCAGCCAAAATGATTGTGTGGAAGCCACTCAAGAACATGCTACTGGACCTACGCTGGGTAAGCAAGGTAAATGAAAGTGAACTTAGCCTCACACTCAAGAACGGCACTACCATTTCACTCAAAGGATCAGAGGATCCTAGTAGACTACGTGGTGTGAGCCTAGACTATGTGGTGATTGACGAAGCAGCCTATTGCACTCTAGGTGAACTTTGGGGTGAAGTAGTACGCCCGGCACTAGCAGACAAACGTGGCGAGGCACTGTTCATCAGCACACCAGCAGGCAAAGCAAATGAATTCTACGATATGTTTCAAGAAGGCAAAACTACCTCAGGCTGGAACAGTTGGCAACTTACCACACTAGAAGCGGGCTTTGTAACTGAAGATGAAATACTAGCAGCTAGAGCAGACATGACTGAACGTCAATTCAAGCAGGAGTTTGAAGCCAGCTTTGAAGACTTGGGTAGTAGAATAGCCTACGCATTTACTAGAGAACAAAATGTAAAGCCAAGCCCAGAACCTGTAAACAATGAAATAATTGTAGGCATTGACTTCAACTTGAATCCTGTAACAGCAAGTGTAATGATTAGAACAGATGCCGAAACACTACACTGCATAGATGAAATACTAATCTACAGTTCAAACACAGATGAATTGGCACAGGAGATTCGCAGTAGATATCCTACGCAGAAAATATTTGCTTTCCCAGACCCAAGCGGTAGCAGAAGTCAAACCTCCAGTAGTGGAAAATCAGATCACGCTATCTTAGCCAACGCAGGCTTTGTAGTAAAGGCACCACGCAAACACGATCCTGTGAAAGATAGAATAAATGCTACCAATGCAAGATTCTTAAGCGGCACTGGATTGCGTAGATTGTTTGTTTCACCTAACTGCAAGAAGACAATTGAAGCACTAGAGAAACATAGTTACAAGCCAGGCACAAGTATACCAGACAAAGACTCAGGCTACGACCATATGTTTGACGCACTCAGCTACGCAGTGGCATATCTATATCCACTACGCAAGACACCACCACAAAACAACCTAAACCAAGCATGGAGGCCCGGAATTGGCTAATTATACACTGGATATAAAAGTTTGCCATAAATACTTGGTAATTACAGAACATAAAGGATCCTTATAACATGGACGCAATTGAATCAATTGAACAGTCAATTGATCGTGTGATGACAGGTAACCAGCTTTACCAAGAATATCACGATCAATGGCAATACCTATTAGAAAGTTATGTAGGCGGATATGAATACAAGAACGCCCAACACCTCCTAAGATATACACTAGAAAACGCCGCTGAATACGGCACTAGAATAGCACAAACACCTTATGAAAATCACTGTAGTAGTGTGGTAGGTGTTTACAATTCATTTATATTCAAAACACCTCCTGCTAGAGACTTGGGCAATCTACAGAACACACCCTTCATTGAAGACTTGCTCAAAGACGCAGACCACGACGGTAGAAACTTCAACGCATTTATGAAAGATGTAGCAACCTATGCCAGTGTGTTTGGACATTCGTGGGTAGTAGTAAGCAAACCAGATGTAGGCGCTGTCACAATGGCAGATGAATTTGCCATGGGTGTTAGACCATATGTGAGTATGCTATCACCGCTTATGGTACTAGATTGGGAATGGCAAAGAAACATCACAGGCAAGTACGAACTTGTCTACTTCAAGTACATAGAAGAAGTAAATGGCGATGACATCACCATACGTGAATGGAACAAAGAAGAAATTTATACCTACAACATAAGCAAAGAATCTAAAAAGTTTAACAAGACTGTTGAACCAAATGGCCTAGGCAAGATACCTTGTGTGCCAGTGTACAACCAACGCAGTATAATCCGTGGCATTGGTAAATCAGACATTGTAGACATTGCTGATCAAGCAAAGTATATCTACAACATGCTATCAGAACTAGAAGCAAGTATTAGACTAGATAGCCACCCAAGCCTAGTAAAAACAGAAAACACTCTAGCAGGCACAGGCCCAGGATCAATCATACAAGTAAGTGAAGACTTGGACCCAGGACTCAAGCCATATATTCTTAGTGCCACAGGTGCAAACGTAAACCAAATCCTAGACGCTATCAAACATTCAATTGAAAGCATTGACAAGATGGCAAGTCTAGGTAGTATGCGAGCAACTGAAAGCACAAGCATGTCAGGTGTAGCAATGCAAACTGAATTCCAAATGCTAGGCTCAAAACTAGCAGAGAAAGCAGCCAGCCTAGAACTAGCAGAAGAAAACATTTGGAAACTTGTATGTGAATATGCCGGTGTAGAATATGATTGCTTTATTGAATACGCAGACAGCTTCAACATTCGCGACAGAGACGGAGACTTGGAGTTCCTAATCAAAGCAAGAACTTCAGGTGTAACTGCAACTGGCTTCCAAAATGAAATCTCAAGACAGATTGTTGAATTGGTTGTAAAGGATGACCAAACTGCTATGGAGATTCAAGGAGAACTAGAAGAGTTTGAACCACACGTAATGATGGACCCAGATACACGTGAGCAGGTTATGGCAAACACCTACGAAGAACATCTAGCCTATGCTGAACAAGGATATGTTCACGTATGAGCCTAACTCACAACGCACTAATAGACGAAGTTATCAGCACGGCCCAGAACAACACTGCTGATAACCTCAGTGCGTTGGAAGAACGCATAGTAGAAATACTAGCCAACACACCTGAAGGTGTAAATCCAAGATCACAAATTGTACAAGCCTATGAACAGTATGCAGAGTTGAGCACACAAGAACTTAACACCATAACAGACTTGAGTGCAAACACTGTGGCAGAACAAACTGAGGCAGGCATAGGCTCAGGCGCTTCACCAGAAGATGCAGAAGCAGAAAGAATAATGTTGGAAGACTCAAAAGGCACAGTTAGACAAAGCATCCTACAACACGCTGAAATAGTAGCAGGCGTAGTAGCAGTCGCAGCCGTTACAGGAGAAACTAGCACACTTACCAATCAAAGAGTAAGAGGCGCTATCTCCGGAGTAATGATGAGAACCAGCAACAGAGACACCTCTAAACTACAAACACAACTAAGAAGATTGCGCAGTAATCCCAATGCTGATACAGTAGAAATCCGCGGATTAACACAAAAAATAAGAGCGAATTTACCCAACGTGGAAACTAGAGGTGCACTCTTAGACACAGTGAACAACACAGTTGAAACAGTAACTATGAAGTTCAACAACACATTTACCAAATCAAGAGCAGAGCGTGAGGGCGTTACCAAATATGTTTACGATGGCACAACAGATGGTCGTAGCAGACCTTGGTGTGCAAATCTTGCAGGCTCAGAACTAACCAAAGAAGAAATAGAAGAACTTTGGGAAGAAGATTGGGCTGGCAAATCAGGAGGCGATCCATTTGTTGATGCAGGTGGATACAACTGCCGCCATTACTTTGAGGCACTAGAATAAAGGAGGGCACCATTATGGCTTACAAGAAAAAAGGTAAGAAGAAAAAAGGCTATTAAAAGGCAATTTCTAAGTCGTATTTTTCAATATGGCTAAATAAAAGCACAACACTCATTTAAGGAGGATACGTTACGTGACGGATTTAACCACGGATACAGCGGCGACTGAGGCTGCTACAGAAAACACTCAGGAAACAGTGGCAAAGACATACACTGAAGAAGAATTCAACTCACATATGGCAGGCATGAAAAAAAGCATTACTGCAAAGTTTGAAAAGCAATTTGCTGAACTAGGCGACCTTAGTGAACTAAAATCATTGAAGGCAAACGCAGAGAAACAAGCACAAGAAGAAGCTATCAAGCGTGGCGAGTTTGAACAAATCTTACAGGATATGGCAGCCAAAAAAGACGCAGAGATTCAAGAGAAGAATAAAATTATTGAGGAATACACAGTAAACACTCCTCTACTAAATGCTGCCGCAACTTACAAAGCAGTGAATCCAAATCAAGTGGTTCAACTGATTAGAAACCAAGTAAGACTTGGAGATAATGGAAGCGCAGAAGTAGTAGATGCAAATGGAGTACAACGATACGATGGTAAAGGAAATCCTGTTACTGTTGATTCGTTAGTCCAGGAGTTTTTGAGCAGTAACCCTCACTTTGTAGCAGCAGCGCCGGCAACCACAAACACCAAGAGTGCGGTAAACGGTGCAAGTCTAGAAGGATTTGATTTGGCTAGTCTTGATTTATCTAAAGCGTCTGATAGACAAGTATATGCCCAAGCCCGTTCAAAAGGCTTGTTATAATTAGATAAAGGAAAACTATCATGGCAAACGAAAATTATATTTCAAGTATCAATGCTGATGCTTTATTTGTGCCAGCCAAAGCCGCAACGGTTTATGCTGCACACGAAAATTCACTCTTCTTGGGTGGAGAAATGATTCCTGTTGTAAACGCACCAAACGGCGTACTACAAGTACCAGAAATCGCAAAAGACGTAACAGTAGATCAAATCTCAACAGCAACAAACGCTGATATTGAAACTGAACTACCAACGTTCACAAAAAACACTATCACATGTGACCTATTTGCAGCACGTTCAGTTGTACGTGACTTGGGTAACATTGATCCAAACGAAGTAGGTCGTGCGTTAGGTATGGCTGTTTCAAGTAAGTTTGACGACAGTGTAATGAATGTCCTAGGCGACCTAACTGCACAAGAAGCTGGCGATGCTGCTGGTAAAGGTGTTCTAGATGTATCAGACATCGCATCTGCGGTACAAACAATCCGTGGCGCTGGTGAAACAGGTCAACTTTATGGTGTGATTGCTCACACAGAATATGCTGCACTAATGGCTGACATTGGTTCAACAGCATTTGCTGGTGGTGACTTATTCCAAGGTCAAGCACTACGCAGTGGTTTCTTTGGCAACATCTTTGGTGTACAATTATTTGTCACATCAAGAATGACAGATGCAGCAACAGGTGTAACAAACCCATTGGGCGCAATTTTCTCAGCAGACGCAATGCGTATTGCTATGCAGAAAAATGTTGATCTAGAAATTGGACGTAGAACTGCCGCAGTTGGTAACGACGTGGTAGCAAACTTACATGCCAAATGTGGATTGATTGACGCCACACGTGGTGTAATGATGATCAACGCAGCAACGTAAGGAGAGTTGAATGGCTTTCATAGTTGAAAATTCAAATACAATCTCATTTGCAGAATTCACTGATGTGACTTCAAGAGATCAGCGTTTGTTTGATAATAATGAAAGTCTTACTCTTGACTTTGTTGAAGATGCTCTAGAGCGTACTACAAGTAGGTTACTAGAGAACATCAAAGCAACAGAATGGTGGCAGAGAAGTTATGGTACACATAACGGCTCTGTCAACAGACTGGATATTCCACCACCGGATGCTGACAAGATATTAGGAAGACACAGTGACTTTACAGACCTATGTGTGTATCGTGCGCTTGCTGATTATATCTTGCCAGCGGTAGCAGATTTTGGCGACCCTGAAAATGCAGAGCGCCAGAAGATGGGCTACTATGAAAATAGAGCCACTCAACTGTTTTTGGAATTGGTCAACAGTGGAGACTGGTATGATTTTGATGACGACGGAACAGTTCAAACAGATGAAAAAAGTAGAGGTTATATGAGCCTCAAGAGGGTGAGATGAGAACAGAAGTTATAGACTATTTGGTGTCCGCACCATTGCACAGTTACAACTTCAGCAGGGAGTTGCCATTTGAAGAAGGTGGCACTCCATTGTATCTCAAGAATCCCAAGACTATCTATGTAGATACTGTAAACAAAGAAGTGACGCAATTATTTGCTACACTTCAAGGAGACAGCATTCATATAGAAACATCAACCGTAACTGTATTTTTC